GCATTAAACTGAGAAACTTGAGTTTGCAAGTTAGCAAAAAACTGATCCGCTTGATTTTGTGAAGAAGCGTTAAACTGTTTTGCGGCGTTGGTAGCCGCTTGATCAGATAAAAGTGCTTGCATACTATTTTGCGTGTCCAGCATAGTAGCCTGTTGGGCGTTAGATAAATTTGCCATATCCATCTGTAAAAATGCTTGTGCGTTTTGTACAGCCGCTTGCTGACGATTGTTTAGATTAGTAGTTTCTAAATTTGCAATCTGCGCAATACTAGCCATTGTAACAGCTTGACGGTTAGATAAGTTAGCTAAATCAACAGTTTGCGCCATTTTAGCATTTTCTAATGCAATCTGTTGTTCAGCGTTAAAGTTTAAATTGGCAATATCGCTGATCTTAGATGCATTAATTACACGGGCTTGAAATTCTTGATCAAACTGCTGGCCGATAAATCCAGCACGTTGTTCTGCCGCAAGCATTGCACGAGCCTGTCTGTTTGACAGATTCTGCATTTCAAATCGTCCAAATGTTTGTGCATCAGCCATAGCAACAGGTAAGGCAGATTCCATAGCCGCTTGTATCAGTGCTTGTCCCGCCATCGAAGAAGCAGACAAACCACGTTGCGCCATGATAGCAGATGCATTACGCATCGCCCCTGCCGCCCACGGAGGAGTTTGCCCTTCTTCAAACTGCGCCATCATATTGGCTAACTGTCCCTGTACAGTAGCCTTTTCAGAAGGTTGTCCCTGTGCGGCTTCAACTTCTTCCGCAAACATTGCCGCCGCTCTTGCGCTTGCTGGTGCCGACACTAGCTCTTCGGGAGAAAGCTGTCTTGCATCAGGTGCCTGTATACGAACAGAACCTTCTAGTTGTGCGGCCTGTTGATTAGCAACCTCAGTAGAAGTTGGAACAGTTGTCTGCGCTTCCATTGGGGCTGAAACAGTACCAACTGCGGGTGCAGTAGAGGGCACCTGTCCAGATGCTAGCATTGCTTCATATTGCTCTGCCGTGGGTGTTACTGGTGCCGTAGCTTTTTGTGTTGCGGCTGTATCGGGTGCACTAGCCTGTGGTGCAGTGTCACTAACCTGACCTGTTCCTTCTGCAATATTTTGCTCATCGGTATTTTCTATACCTTGTGCTATTTGAGTCCCCCCGGCAGGAAGGCCCGGTTGAAATATGCGCTGAGCAGTTGTATCTACAATATTAGGCATAACATCCTGCATCATAGGATTGCCTTCAGGATCTAGTACTGGATTACCTTCAGTGTCTAACACTTGTTCTTGTATAGTATTACCTTCGGCATCTACTTTAGGGCCATATGCTGGTTGCTGTGGTACAGCCGCACCTGTGATAGGAGCACCTACACCCTCTCCCGCTTGTTGCACATCGCCGCCTTCTTGTAGCATACGCACGTATCCACCGGCATTCATTTTTAACATGTTTGCCCTATTCTGTAGCCCCATATAAGCTTGTCTGGCACCGGGGTTACTTTGTAAGAACTCATTAAATTTATGAGGCGGACCGTCATACCCTAGCTTCTTAGCGATTCGGCTCATTTGTTTTTCGCTAAACATCGATTAACTCCATTGCCTTAGCACGTGTCTCATCAATCCTACGCTCCCATCCTTTACCGAATGTGTCGTAGATACCTAGACCACGAATAAATTCTCTACGAAGACGAGTAACTTCGTTTACCACGTAGTCTTGACCTTCGTTTTCAACAGTAGTCCATACTGCGGCAAGTGTGTGGGGGCCGATGATGCCGTCACCCTCCTTGATTCCACAGGCACATTGTAATGCTTTGGACGCACGACTGATGCCTGAGTTGACACCGTAGTCCATAACAACACAAGCAACGCCCCTAGGCAAATCCTCACCTTTAATCTTGGACCAATAGTCCTTAAAATATATTTCTCCTGCATTTTCTTCCGTTAAATTAGCTATATCAATTTCTGGATAGGCACGTTTACTTATGCCATACTTAGTTTCACCACCCGGATCATTCGGATGATTGACATAGCCACCTTCGTGGTGAAGGACCATTTCTATTACAGAAGAGAAACTCATGTTATTTACCTTTCTTCATATTCATTATTTTATCGGCACCACGTATGCCAAAACTCGATGTGACCGCAATAAAAAGTAAATACTGATACCATTCGGGAAGAGTGTTTAATGAGGCAAAACCTTCATTAACTCTTTGAATAATAGAGGGGTCACCCATCACGACACCATATGCTACACCAATCAAAGGCAGGCTTAGCAGTATTGAAAACCATTCGTCCTTCCAGCTTTTCTCAGCGCCAGATGCCATCTTGGCTTCCCAATTGGCATCGTTCTGAATTGTTGCAATTTTTCGCTCTTGGATTGCTTTCTTTTCGTCTGCCTTTCCCTTAATAAAATCTTTTGCAAGATCTATTGCAGGCCCAATAATTAAATTTAGCATTTACAGTTGCCTTTTTTCTTTGCTTGGTAAGCTGATGCGCCGAAGAAACTGGCAACTAAGGCGGACACCGAAATGAAGTAAGTGCCAGAAATATTACCTAGAATAGTAGCGGCATTAGTAAGACCAAAAAGATCGCAAAGAAAGATTCCAGACGGGTATAATAACATCCCTGCGAGCGCATACCAAACCATGACCCGAATTTGGTCACGTTGTTTGTCATCGTCCTCAAGACGGCGACGGCGATCTTCCAGCATTAGCTTACGTTCTTCGGCGTCTAAGACTCCATCGCCATTTAAATCGTACTTTTCTAGTTCTGTCATGCGTCTGTCTTCCATTCAGGTGGTATTGGTACACACGCCATACCTCTAGGGTCTTCTGCGTCGTTCATCAACATCATTGCTTTTTCAAAACAGTCCTGTGGACTTTCAAACTCTTCACGCCCTACTACCTGTAATAAGCCCGGTTGTACAGCGAGAGTGATTATTCCAATTACAGTCCACATATTATTGCGCCCACTTTTGCCATTCCATTTTATTTACCTTTCGTACTTATGATCCAATATAAGATATAGACGCTAAGGCCAATAGCAGAAAGGGCGGCACAGGTAACAGCAATGCCAATACTCCATTCTTTAATGAGTTTCTTTCTTCTAGCTCTTTTAGCTTCTTCTCGTTTTCTTGCATTTTCTTTTAACTTTTTCCTGTTTTTAATAAATGTTTGGTAGTCGTCCCACAAGCCGGGGCGACCGGCGTAGATAAACATTTGTTTTATCTCATAATTTCTTTGCTTTATATCCTCTAAAGCCCAGAAGTGATCCATACATCCTGCTTCTGCTTTCCGCTGTATTTCTTCTTCTGCATCCGCGAGCTTAGTGAGGTGCTTACCCATTTGCCCTACAGATGTGACATGACCTGCAAGCTCTTTAATACCGTTGATCGCCTCGTTAGCAAGTTGGATTACGGCAATCGTTTCTACGAACATTAGAGATTTACCAATAATGCTACAGCAGTTCCAATAACAGCTAAGGTTGAACACATAATCATGGCTTCCATGCGCCACATACGTTTATCTAAGGATTTGAGGCTATCCTGTACATACTGATAACGGATAGCGCACTCAGCCTCGTGCTTTTCTAGTTGACCCTGAGTCATCTGCGGTAAATCCACTGCTTAGTCCCTTACGTCTTGATGATGTAGTTGAGGATTATTGTAGGCTGTACGTTGTTGTGTGCGTCGCCACCGCCTGTGTCGGCTGTGTTAATATTGCCTGCGTTATTTAATTCGTCTTCTTTGGCAGTGATATTACTTCCTGATGAGTTTGAATTTCTAGTAATATTAGTAAAGTGATTGTGTGCAGGTAATTCAGCTACTGTTAAAGTGTGTGTTTGTAAACCGCCAGTTGCCCCAAGTGTATCTCCGTCTATGCCACCAGATAGACCTGTAAGACGGTCTGCTGAAGAACCTCCCATATCGTCTTGACCAGCAACAACACGACCACGTAGATCAGGTAGATTGAAAGTTGACGAGCCATCTCCAACACCGTAAGTTGTACTGATTGCACTAAATAGATCTGAGTATGTGCTACGGCTAACTGCTTGTCCAAAACATAATAAATAGCCAGTTGGGGCAGATGTACCAGCATACGGGCTTACAACACCAGCAGGAACCGATGCAGTTAGCTGACTTGCTATGTACGCTTTAATTGACTGCTGTGTAGCAAGAGCCGTAGCACTGTCTGATGCGAAGTTGTCTTCGTCCAGAATGCTAGTTACCGATGCACCGCTTGCAAGTGTAACTTGACTGAACGTACCAGCGGCGGCACTGTTAGCTCCAATTGTTGTTCCGTCAATTGCGCCAGAGTCAATGTCTACTTTACTAATATCAACTTCGCCAGTTCCATTTGGCGTTATGGTAATGTTACCATTAGTATCAGTGCTTGTGATTGCGTTACCATTGACATTTATATTATCTACATCAACGCTTCCCAGCGTAAGTCCTGCGGCTGTGTAGCTAATATTGCCAGTAGAATCTGCTGTAGCTGTAGTTGTTCCGAAAGCAAATTTATCTGCGCTTTCATCCCAAAGCATAACGGCATTGTCACCTGTGCTACCGCGCTCGATAATAATTCCGCTATCATTAGCATTGCTAGAAGCACCGGAGTTAAGCTCAAGCAAATTATCTTCAACAGTGGTATTAGATGTAGATACAGTTGTTGTATCCCCATTGACAGTTAAATTGCCTGTAACTGTAAGGTTGTCGTTAACAGTAGTTTGAGATGTGCCATGTCCTATAGATATTGCAGTTCCCGATACACCTGTGCCTATTGATATAGATTCACTGCTGTCTCCAGTATCAATAACTAAATAATTATCTGAGCCTTGCTTAATTGTAAAAGCAGTTGCAGAATTATCTGATACTGCTACATTAATATCCGTTCCGTCTGCACTGATAGAATCTAGTGCGATATCACCTACGTTAGTAATTGCGTTGTCATTAAAAGATGTAGCACCTAGTGATACAGTGCCTGTTGCAGTTAAGTTACTAGAGCCTACGTCTACATTACCAAAGCCGCTTGTAATGGAACCTGCATTTAAAGCACCCACGGTTGTCACATTTGAGAGTGTGTCTAATGCACTTTCGAAGTATGTTTCAAAGTCAGTCAAGGCGACCTGTACCATCGTGCCTGCGTCATTAACAACCACACGATCTGCATCAGCTAAGGTTGTACCAGTGGCGGACGTATCACCATCCACTATGTTCAATTCTGATGCAGTGGCGGTTACGCTCAATGTACCCAGTGTGATGTCACTGGTGAGAGCAACAGTTCCTGATGCATCTTTTATAGTTACGGTACGATCTGCTGTTGGGTCTGTGACTGTGAGCGTTGTCTCGAAATCGTTTGCAGTAGCACCTTCAAATACTACAGACGAATCAGATAAAGACAGACCAGAAGCTGTCGGTGATGTTATAGTCGGAGATGTTAATGTTTTATTAGTTAACGTCTCTGAACCTGTCAGCGATACAAAATTGTCATCGGACAACGCAGTATTAAACTGCGCTAACGAACCTGTGACTGTGTTACTGGCAAGGCTAACGGATTTATTGGTCAGCGTATCGGTTGTTGCACGGCCTACGAGAGTATCTGTAGCATCTTGAATTGTGACTGTTCTGTCTGCCGTAGGATCTGCAACAGTTATTGTAGTCTCGTGTGCATCTGCTGTAGCTCCTTCTAAAACAATAGAAGCACTAGATACAGTAAGTCCTGCAACTGTGTACGACCCTGTTTCATCCAGCTTGGCGGCAGTAACTGCGTTGTCAGCTAAGTGGGCAGTATCAATTGATCCATCTACGTAATGCTCAGAGTCAATTGAGTCATCCGCTATCTTAGCATTGGTGACAGCATCTGCATTAATCTTAGCTGTTGTAACAGCATTATCAGCAAGTCCTGTTGCTGTAATCTTAGGACCATTACCGGCGGTGCCACTGTGATCGTGACCGCTAGTTCCCATTGCTGTTTGAACTTGATTAAATTCATTATTCAGGTCTGAAGCACTGATTACTCCACCGTCAACAATGCCTGCTGTACTTTGCCTAGTATAGCCTGCCATACTTATCTCCTACTCTCAGTAGCATATTCCAATGCCACAGCGTCTAATGAAAAAGGCTGGGTTGAACCAGAAGAGGTGTACTCCAATGAGACAACAAAACCAGATCCTGTTAATTGATCTCTTAATTGCACTTGTAATGCTTCTCCAAAAATACCTGTGCCGTATAGGGATGTTCCATAGATACCCGTCTGACCACTTGATGCGATGTTATTACTTAATGTTATAGGCGATGGTCTAATGCCAGTGCTAAAATCGTAGTCAATTGCCATTGAAGCTGTAAAATTACCATCTGGATCTACATAGTTGTGCGCAACGTAAATTGTTTTGCGAACTGTCGAATCAGATACAGGTAGGTATGGAGTAAAAAATGACGCATCTATATCTGTGCTGTCGAACGAAATGCCTTGTTCTAATCTATATACATACCCATCTGTGTGTGCGAATAACAAAAACTCTTCTGTCCCGGAGTATTCTCCATATGCACTAAAAGCTTTAATTCCTCTGGTTTCTGACCACGCAATTCCCTCTCCACCTTGTGAAGCAAACTGCGTTGCTATTAAGCCCTGAGACTCAGATAGTGCATCCCCAGAATCAAATCCAAAAATTCTATACTGAGATTTGCCGCGAACAACTAAACTAGAAAACGAACTATTGCCATTTAAAAAGTCTGTAGCTTCTGACTGAATGTTTTTAGTAATTGAGCCAAGCCCAACGTCACCGATTCGCTCTGTAGCAGAAAGTAATCTCAATCCGTCTGGACCCATAAAGATTACGTCACCACCTATTTCTTGAATCGTGTCTTCTTGAACACAACCTAAGTCAGTAGAAACAGGTTGTCTAACAAAATCAGAGGAAGTAGTTCCCTGTAATTTATGTATCTGTGTTTTAGTAAATATAAACAACGTGTCCCGGAATACCTGAAGACCTGTGATAGTATCGTTAAATTGATACTCTCCTGCTCCACTGCCCGCAGTCCAATCTGTGTCACTTAACAAGCTTGAAAATGCTAAAGATGTTCCTCCTTTAGCAACAAATATATGATCTCTGTATACAGCTACGTGACTAGAATTATTGTAAGCGGCGTTAGCAGGAAGCTGTGCTATGGTGGTGCCGTCGTAATACAACGGGGTATTAGAACCATCCACCATGAATATTTTTTCAGTACCATTAAAATTATACTTGGCAAATCTTACTTTAGTGTTAGTTGCAGAGAATCTAATCGAATCAGTTGTTATCCTTGTCCAACCCGATCCGCCTGATTTGTAAAGTTCGCCTTGTCCACCACTCGCGTTATTACGAACTGCATAAGCATTACCACTATAGTAATGGACACCCCGCATTAACGCATCTGTTGCACCTGTAACTGCGTTAGAATCAAATTTTTGAAAGCCTAGAATTCTTCTGTAGCCACCCTCAACAGACGGTTCAAAATTTCTAAGCTGTCTTGCACTACCGGGCAAGTTAATTCCTTGTTGAATAGGCGACAAGTTAGTTACTAATCCACCTCTAAATTCAACAGGGTATGTCTGCCATCCGTCAGCCATTAGATATTATCCCGCGATGAACCTGCATTTGCTATCGGCGTACCCAATGCAAAAGTATTTATATTTCTGCTTACTCTAGTATCTATGACATTAATATATTCATTGATAAGAAGACTTCGCATTGCTTTTAGCCCCTCGTCAAACTTTTGTTTTGCTAATGTTGCGGACTGAGCATTGTCCCTAAACATGTAACAGTGATACATTGCACCGTCTAATATGACATGCTTGAATGATTCAGGAACAGTGGGCACATCGTCAAACAATGACAAGTCGGCAGGAATAATAAAATATTCTACTTCTAACGTGTACGCTTTATCTGGTTTAGGGGCTACGGCAAAATCATTAGTTTGTGTCTTTGCGATAAATCGTGGAACAGCCCCAGTAGCATTTGTATTTATTTCCTGATCTAAATAACTTTTTACATACTCATCATACTGAATATGTTTTAGTATATGCGTAGAAACATTTAAACTAGAATCCCTGAGTATTCTTACGCTTTCATAATCTACGATCTTTGCATTCTGAGGAATAGGATATCTAGCAGTGTTAACATCTAATATAATTTCAGTGCTAGTGTGATTAAACGGATAGTTATATTCCTGATGATTAATATCACGAATTGCCGCATTAATTGAGTCTTTAATTGTTTGATAAAAATTAGTAGCAGTTGCAAAGTTGGTTGTGGTCAATCTTGTTTCGTTAAGCCTGCTACAAATTTCGTTTGTCAGGGCTAAAAAATCATACGCCATTATATACGCTCCCTAACTTTTATCTTAATCTTTCTATTTGTTACGATGGGTGCTGTTGTTTTAGAGGAAGTAGTAGTTGTTATTTCACACAACAGTGTATACGAGACTCCTGCCTCACCCTTTGACAAAACAATTGTTGCTGTGGTATCTGTTGGTGCTGGAATTACACTGGAGGTTAATCCTACCGTGGTTCCGCTGTTTACAGACAAAGCATCGCTTTCAAAAGAGGAGCCTTCAGTAAAAGCTATAAACGTACCGTCTGCTTTTTGTATTTTCCACTGTACGGAATTAATAGTTAGACTATCTCGATCTAAGTAACGTGACCAATCTACTGTGTAGTCCAACTTTTCGTCTGGATCTTTATCTGGAAATTTAAACGCCATTATGCGGCCACCTGTATCTTTCTAAATTCTGGAGAATCAATACTAACTGTTCTTGACTCATCAAGTTCAACAAACACAGTCCGTGGGTTATCAAAGGTTATATATACCACGTTATGCTCGATCTCTCTTTCTACGCTTACTCGTCTTATAGTCTCTGCTGGCACATAAACAACATTTTGTCTGTCGTAGAGTGCAGGATTAAAGAAGTTGATTTTAGTTGATAGTGCGCTTACTGTAGCCGCGCCAACTATGGTAGGCACTTCAGCTTGTGTATCTAATATATGCACATGCCGAATATTGCTTGTTGTTATTGTTGCCTCACCAGATGCACTCGCGCCTGCATTTGCAACAGCTACCTCGTTTACATCCGCGACGGTTGCACTACCTGTGCTAGATACACTTGGGTTAGCAATACTTCTTGCTGATACGTTTGCTACTGTTGCCGTTGTCGATGCGTCAATCGCGCCAACGTGTATCTGAAGAGCGACACCTGATGTGGCTGTCGTACCAGAAGAAGAGCCTTGCCCTTTTCCTACGACAACTTCGTCTACATCAGCAACAGTTGAAGTTGCACTTATTGTGCCTTCTGCTTTAGCTACAACAACTTCATTGACATCCGCGACTGTAGAGGTTGCGCTAATCGCGCCGCCGGTATTAGCAACAGCAACTTGATTTACATCCGCAACTGTCGCAGTGCCTGTTATCGTTGCACCAGCGAGTTGTCGTGTAACTACTGTACCCGTCGTAGTTGCGGTAGCCGTAGCAGATGCTTGCAGGTTTGCAATCGCTCTGGCTGTAGATGGCGCAGAAACAGCACTGCCCGTAGCAGATGAAGTAACATTAGCTACGGCTGTAATTGTGCTCGTACTTGTTGCATCCGCACTAACAGTAGCTTGAACTGTTGCAACACCTACCGCTGTAGATGCACTCGTAGATGTCCCGGAAGATGTGGGTGAAACATTCGCTACAGCTTTTGCGGCAGTCGATGCAACTGAACCACTTGCAGAAACTGTACCAGCACCGACACCAACACTTCTTGCGGCAACAGAAGAAACTGTAGCGACACCTGATGCTGAACCATTCGCCGTACTCGTAGCACCTGCGGTGCCAACAGCAAATGGTATTTCAGAGAATGCGGCTACGGAAAACGTCATGCTTAGATCTCGTCAGGCCAATCGTTGATCGGCGCATTGCCCGTTCGATTCCCACTGCCGTCAACAGGCGCATCATACAGAGCCATGAATTTTGCATGAGTGTCACAAGCGGTTATGGCATCTTCAATGGTTTTACACGCAGTGCGGACAGCCGTCCTGTAAGTTGTGACGGAAGATGGTAGATCAGTTCCTGTCTCTGCTTTACGCGTAACATACCAATCGGTGTGGGATAGCTTTCCTCTCGCAACAGTTTTAGTGTTATTAATTGCGACCGACTTGAGTCCGTAGTTGACAACTTGATTGCCGTCTTCATCCTTCAGTTTATTGCCGCTTTCGTCCGTTGCATCTTCATCGTCAATCTTTCTTTCAACCAAGTTTTTTTCTTCTGAGTCCCAGCCCCAATAGAATCGGTTATCCCAAGTCTTTGGGTCAGCAACCTGAATCAACCCAAAAGATTTTTTTACCTCGTCCGACCACACAGCCCAGTTTGTTGGATGTTTAACACCGTCGGCAGAGACCCAAGATTTCCCTTCTTTAATTGTCCTGCCGTTGTATTGCCACATAAAAATTTCCTATCTTGCGTTAGAGTATTTGAAAGGTTGCTCTGCTATAGCCATATAAACGTAAGTCACAGCATCGCCAGACACACTCGTATTCCCTCGTACCTTAAACCCGTTTGACAGTATGTCTACATCGTTATTAGTTGACGTAGTATTTTCAACGTCGGATGTGTCGGCCCTTTGAATGCTACTTGCAACATTAGACGTGTTACGTGCTGTGTCCCACATACCCCAGTTACCAGTCGAATCAATATTTTTTATCATAAGAAATCTGGGACGGAAGCCGGTAAAAACAAACGCATTATCAGTCGAGTTATTTCCTTCATACAGTCCAATTTTCTGGTACCCGTCTAAATTGTAAAAACAGTACGCGATATAATCCTGACTTGACTGATTGGTAGCATTACTCCCGCCTACTGAAAACACCGAAGTTGTTGGGGCAGTGTTATTAAAAGCCGTAGTGCTAGACGATTTTGCGGAAGTGCTATGAAGAGATAAAAATTGTCCTTCGCCTAAAGCACTGTAATAACACATCCAACCGGATGTACTGTTAATTTCTTTTATCCAGATTGCATCTGGAGCAGAACTTAACCCGTGTCCAAGTGTTTGGTTTGAGCCATTGCCAGTATACTTAACTAGACTAAAACCTGACTCGTCACTTGCGCTGACGGTAGATGTTCCTGTTCCGTCATTATTGGTTACTCCAGACCCCCCTGCTTTCCAAGTCCACGCCACGTATGTGTTTGTGCCCTTGTTAACTAGGTTTCGAGGATTCGATCCAGAGCTTCCCCCTGCGACCGTAAAACCATCAGAGGTGAACGCAGATAACACGCCGTTACCATTACCTTGTGCATCAGTCCTGTTAGAACCTATAGCCGTATTGGTTGACCCTGCGGTGGCTGTACCTCGAAGTACATCGAACCACCCGTGTGCAATATCTATGCTTCTGCCTTTAATCCATACGAAATCTGGTTGAAATTCCAAACCTGTGATTGTTAGTGTTCCATTGTTTGCTGTGTATAAGGTTGTATCAAAGTATTGATCTGGTGTTTCGTTTTTGTTGGGATCAATCGCAGGGTTAGGTAAATTAGCTGTATTTAGTGCTTTATACCCGGTAGGTAATGTTCCTGAACCATCCGTGCCATTAAATGCGCTTTGTCCGAAATTAAATGTTGTTGTAGTGTCCCTGCCAAAGGCTACTGGACACAGGTTGTTAAAATCGAGGACACCATCCATTTCTGACGTGGTTATTGTTCCTTGACTTGAAGCAGTTTGACCAGCAGAACTAGCTAAATAAAACTCTAATTCCTGATCGTCGGCGTTATAAGCTACACCAATGATATTACCGGCGCTTTGGGCTGACCCATAGGTTTGAAAACTATTTTCGGTAAATTTTTGTCCGTTTCCGTTATACGCTACTAAGTTCGTATAACTACCCCAATCAGAAGAATCCCTGTCTATTTGATTCCCTATTGCCGCACCGTTGCCTGTACTACTATCCGTAGCATCAATTGTTACTTCGTGATACCACTTACCCGATGTTGGATAATTCATGGTTGCCGTGGTTCCACCATGAGTACCACTGGTGTTTGTGCTTTTCAAATTACCTTCTGACAGGGTGTGAGTTATAATTCGTTGCGCCCCAAGGGTGGGAATATTGTTTGTTGGGCTATCATTTACCACGTCGCTTGCTGTGAAATTATTATCGTCATCTGTGAAGTTGTGTCCCTGACCAGACGAATCCGCCCCAACATCTGAACTATCTGAAAAAGTCAGGTAAAAACCATTGTTTCCAAAACCATTGGTTAAACCTATGATGTCGTCTTTTGCATCTTTTGGAACCCATATATCGTTTTTCGTTTCGGCAAAAGTGCTTGGTGTTAAAGCGTGACCATCGACCAAGTACATCTCTGCGAGGTAGCCGTCAAAATCAAAGTTCTCATTGAAGGAATAGTTACCAATGTGATGTACAACAGCGCTGTTAAGTACAATCGCTTCATTTAAGCCGGGCTTTGTGTAGGGAGAAAAATCGGTTACTTCTGTGCCATTTACGTATAATTTAACTCGATCTGTATCTGTGCTTTGCGCGGAGTCATACGCGAAGACAATGTGATACCAGCTTCCTACATCTCGAAATTTCATAACTGTTTCGATTTCGAGATTACCACTGCCTCTGACTTTTATAGTATTGTCAGTTTGGAACTGCATGTAACTAACACCACTAGTCCCCGCTGATATAATCATCTGAGAGCCGCCCAAATCTGCTCTTTTGATCCACATTGAAATCGTGAACTTTTTATTATTGGTGGGCGTAACCATTGTTCGTTCTAGGTAAGGGTTGTCACCGCTGTTGAATCTTAACGACTGATCTATAGAATGCGGATAGAACTCTGTGCCAGAGTTGTACATCCATTGTTCTGAACCGACAATACTCATTAACTAAATGCCAACTGCGGTGCGCCAAGCAATATTCGATTTGAGGCCGCAACAACGTATGGGACAATGTCTGTGGCACTAGCCGCTGTAGACAGTGTTATGCCTCCACCTGCGGCTGTCTCGTAGTCAGTGCCCAGCGAAAGAGTCCTACCGCCTGTGCCATCTTGGATAAGAACGATAAACCCGGATTGTCCTACAGCCTCAGTTGAGGGATTGGCTAATGTGACGTTGCCGGTAAGAGTCAATACAAAATTTTGAGATGCGCTAAAATCTAATGTAACGCTCCCGCTGTTGCTTGTATCTGTCAGCGTAGCACCACGTACTGGATCTACAGTATCGCTAGAGGTAAGCTCACCAAGACTTGTTACATCGCTACCACTTAAAATTGATTTGACTAATGTAGCCATTTTTTATCCTATGTCGTTAATGCTATATTGCTAGCACTTCCATCTGATTTAACAAAAGGTAATTTGTTATCTGCTGTTAGCGCAATTGTGTCAGAGCTACCGTCTGCTTTAAAAAATGGAAAGTTTAAATTGCTATTTAATATAACTGTACCTGTAGCATCCGGGAGTGTGATCGTTCTGTCGGCTGTAGGATCAGTGACTGCTAATGTTGTTTCATGGGCATCAGCAGTTGCTCCCTCAAACACAACACTTCCAGTAACAGCAATGTCTCCTGTTACGTCTACGCCAGATGAAGAAGTTTCTAATTTATTTGATCCGTCGTGATTTAAAAGAGCAGAGCCATTCTTAGTAAAGACCGCCATTGCTTCAGCGTTTGTTGAATGAGCAATTCTTACTGACGTTCCGTTAGTAGAAAGCACTAAGTTGCCCGTGCCAACATCATTGACAATACTATTGGTGCCCGTGTGATAAATTTCTAAGTCATTGCCTGCACCATAAATTGACTTAACATTGTCACCACGAGAAATGTTACCTGTCATTGTGCCACCGGCTTTAGGCAGTGCCGCATCAGCCGTTGCACCGTCTGCGGCTACGTCTCGTCCATCGACAGTGCCAGAGACAGTGATGTTGCCTGTTACATCAATGCCAGATGATGCGGTGGCTAGTTTGGCAGAGTTGTCATGGTAAAGAGTGACTGCGCCGTTTGCAATACATTCAATATATTCTTCTGAGCCAGAAGATCTTAGCTTTAGATCAGTCCCTCTTATTTGTAATGCACCTGTACCCTGATCTTCTATTACAGACTTAGCTCCATCATGGTAAATTTTGAGGTCATTACCTGCGCCAAACTTAGCTTTGACGTTATCACCAAACGCCAGATCGCCTGTGAGGGTGCCGCCAGCTTTAGGCAGTGCCGCATCAGCAGTAGCTCCATCAGCCGCTACGTCACGGCCATCGACTGTGCCAGATACCGTAATGTTACCTGTTACGTCAATACCACCAGACTGAGTCTTTATTTTTTCAGTGCCGTAGTGCGAAAGGATTGCATCACCAGTAGAACCATCTGCTCTAAAGTATACTGCGGTTGCGCCAGAGCCATCATCAGTTGCAATTGTCACGTCTTGATCGTTTGCAAAGTTAGAAATTTGAAGAGCGCCGGTACTATTATTTATTTTTGAGTTAGTGCCATTATGAAATAACTTAAAGTCATTTCCGGCTCCCATACGTATATCAACATCATCGTTTAACTTGATATTGCCGGTCATCGTACCGCCAGCTTTAGGCAGTGCCGCATCTGCGGTTGTACCCTGTGCGGCTGTAGCGTAATCAGAAGAATCAAAAGCTTTTACTTGCGCGAGGTTTGTAACTTCTGAATCCATCAGTGCACCGGCAGATGTCACGTTGGCTGTATCAGTTACATCTGCGGAAGCCTCGATGCCATCTAACTTAGTACCATCAGTTGCGAGGTCTCGACCATCGACTGTGCCAGATACCGTGATGTTGCCAGAAACATCTACGCCACCAGATTTAGTGGCTAGCTTCTCTGTGCCATAGTGATAAAGCATTGCCTCACCAGTAGAGCCGTCTGCTCTAAAATAGTCCGCACTACTACCACCAGAATTATCGTCACCTTTAATAACAACATCAGAACCACTTTGCTGGAGAATTTGAAGAACGCCAGTGCGGTTTATTATTTGTGTATTAGTACCGTTGTGTGTAATACTTAAATCAGTACCTGTACCAAAATTCGCATTAACACTGTCATTAAACAACACAGCACCCGTCATCGTGCCGCCTGTTGTCATCAATGCGCCAGCAGATGTTACATTTGCCGTGTCAGTTACGTCTGCGGATGCTTCGATACCGTCAAGCTTTGTACCATCAGTTGCAAGATCGCGTCCGTCTACTGTTCCGGATACAACAATATTACCTGTAACATCCAGTGGAGCAGTTGGTGCTGTGTTGTTGATACCAACCTTACCATCTTGATAAACTGTAATTGCTTCTACATTCGTACCGTTTTGATTGTGCATTTCAAGTGCGAATGAATTTGCATTACCACTACGCGAACCCATGTAGTTGATGTTGAATCCGTACTGTCCACTATTATTGTGACTTGCTTGTAAAAGAGTTAAGTCAGCACTAGAAAGATCACCAACAGTTTTAATTGCAACGCCACTAGTTTGGTCTAATTGTATTTGATTCCCGTTAACATCTAAGTTCCCACCAAGTTGTGGTGTAGTGTCTTCAGATATATTGTCTAAAGCATTTGGGTTGGCTGTAGCAGATGAGGCTATGCCGTTTAGTTTAGTATGATCTGCATCCGTAAATACATTTGAATCTGAGGCCGACTCTACTAGTGTTCTAATTTCTGCGGCTGTCTGATCTGCTGTTGCGTTAGACTCGATGCCATCTAACTTAGTGCCATCCGTAGCAAGGTCTCTGCCATCTACTGTGCCATCGACGGTAATATTACCGCCAAGATAAAAGTCTTTGAATTTTCTATTCGATGCTCCTAAGCTAATTACGCCGTTTGTAGAGGTTCTATTTGTTGGATTGAATGGCTCAATTTCATTTGTGCTGTCCTCAAAATATAACCCAGTGTCTCCTGTACCAATCAAAAGATCATTAGAAGTAGTAGATATGACACCGACAGTAACATTCGCACTATTTTCAAAAGTAACTAATGAACCGTTACTTGCGGATCGTTTAAAATGGGCCGCCGACTCGCCAGAACTTGAACTAGTTGTCGCGGTAAGTGGAGTAGTTGCAGAGGTGATTGCTCCACCAGAAGTCATCAATGCGCCAGCGGATGTCACGTTGGCTGTATCTGTTACATCCGCAGAAGCTTCTATGCCATCTAACTTTGTACCATCCGTGGCAAGATCGCGTCCATCGACAGTGCCAGAAACTGTTATATTTCCTACGACATCGACCCCGGTAGATTTGGTGGCAAGTTTTTCTGTACCGTAATGATACAAAACAGCTTCACCATTACTACCATCG